CAACAACAGTCCAGGCCGGAAGTTCAGAAGTATGTCACGCGGCGAAATGCGACGATGAACACAGACCGGGGTCTCCTCGAGAGCCTGATGCTCCCCGACCGCTTCTCGTCTTGCATCTTGCCCCCTTTCCCAAGTTTGATGACCGGGGAGTGTGTTGCCGGTGCGTCAACTCAAGTGACGACTTACTTCGACCTTTATCCGACGATCAACGCCTTGGCCAGTCCTCCCGAGTACAGTGTCCCCACTGCTTTCTCTCCCAATGGGGTCCTTACTCCTCTGTACGGCTCGAACTTCACGTACATCCACACCAATGATCCGTTGTGTCCCATGGTCTTTGGGTACTTGCCCAACAACACCAACGTTACTACCTCCGGCAGACAATGGAACTATGCGCTCTCGTCGTCTTTCCAGTCAGAGGTTCGCGCGTTCAGCTGGACTGGGTATCCGCCCGAGCAGATGGCCGCCGACCAGTACCCTCTGCCCCTCACAGGGCACGGCACTGCTACCAATTCCGTCTTTCCGACAGGGTTTGATCTGCGGCCTCTTTCTGCTTCCACAGACCCCGTTGACAACCGCGTCTACGTCTGGATTGATTCCAGCGCCGACAGCGTCGTCGATGGGAATCCTGGGTCGCAGGGCGTCTCCCAGGCAGTGCTGTACGTGAACGCTGGCAGCTACGGGCGCTTCCAGGGGAATATCACGGGTGGCTTATCAGGGTTCAACCTGTGTTTATCAGCCACACGTGCGGCGCCAGAGGACAACATAGTTTCTGACGACACTCACCAGTCCTCTGTCCTTGTCTATTGTTCCGCAACTTTTGATAGTACCAACAACGAGAGCCTTATCACCGTCACCACGACTACTCCTGTTAAGGTGTTGATCTCCAGTTCTGGTTGGTACAGTTTCCGTTGGAGTTTGGGCCTCCCAGGGCTGATTTCTTGGAATCCCTCTTGGTCGTTCACCACCATTGAGTACAACCTCGTGGCGACGACCTTTTGGCTCAATGGAAATCTTTTGGGACAGGATTCGCTGGTTACGAAGTACTACGTCACAGGAGCTGGTTTGTTGGCTTCTTTCCGGACGCCCGTCTTGACCACAGCCGGCACAGCCACAGCCTACAGGCCTCTTTCTACATCATCGTCGGATTTGGTTTCCGCGCTCACCCAGTCCAATGGTGCTCCCCCTACTTCCACCAAGCCGAGCGAGCTTGCAAATGGGGGGGCCGGTTTCCCTTTGGAAAAGGGTCTTTGGTCGTGGACAAAACCACATTTTTGGCCTCGTGATTACGTCGTTGCCGCGTTCAATGACGCACAGAATGGTTCCACCCCTTTCTTACCACGGCTGGTTGGGAGTGTTCAGTTTCCTCTTTCCTTTGAGGTTTGCTTCCTGACACCCTCATTCCAGACCACAACCGTTTCGGTTGCCCCGAGAGTAGAGTTTCGTTTCACAGCTTTCACCAATCTCATTTACGTGCCTGGGACTCAGCTCGTTTTGGGCTCTTTCCCGAAATGCACTAAAACTGATGATTTCAACGCGCTCCTGGGGCTGTTGAGCGTTGTGCCACAGTTTAGCGAGAATGATTGGCACAAGTTTTTCAAAGGGGTTGCTGACTACACAGCCAGAGCTGGCAGTGTGTTAGCAAAGTGGGGACCACTCGCGTATAAGACGTTGATGATGGGCAGCCGCGTCGCAGGCGCCGCTGCCGTTATGCTTGCCTGACTCGACGTTCGGTAGACACTCGGACTGCTGAGTCGTTTGCAGTCGCGAGGGGGAAGGAAGCTCGGGCGTGAGCGCCACGTCGGTTGGTTACCGGCGCTGGGGCATTCGCCGTCCCCACACGCGCCGAGCGATAGAATGGCGCAGGTCCCGGAGCCACAGCGTGGCAAAAATCTCGAGCAGTGCTCGAGTACCTCCCGATCGCCGGGGATCGATTATAGAAAAGACTGGGCGTGTCCGCGCGCCCCAGGAC